GTTCTCCCGCGAGAGGACGGCCCCCGCGCGGGATTCGAAGGCGTCCGGGAACATGTCCGGCTCCCCCTCGAGGAACAGGGCGCGAACGCCCTCGACGCCGAGGGCCTCGAGGGCCTCCGGCTCCAGGAACTCCGGCGCGATCTTCCCCGCGCGATCGTAGGCGCGGGCAAGGTGCCGGTATCGATCGGCGACGTCGTAGCCCCGACCCTGTGCCGTGTCGCGGTACAGGGCCACCATGTCGGCGGCTGTACCCGACCATCCGGCGGTCGTCGGCTCCGGCGTCGTCGCAGGAACGTCCACGGCCTCGGCGATCGCCGCGAGCGCGCGAGCCTGTCGCGCGATCAGGGCATTCGGGTCTCCGGGGACCGGGACGGCGGAGATGTCGAGGAGGTCGGCGCGGGTGACGCGCCCACGGCTACCGGCGATCGGGCTCGGCTCCATCGCCTGGGTATCCCAGCCGACGGAGACTGAGTGCAGGAATCCGGAGCGGTACTTCGCCTCGATGCTGCGGGCGAAGTCGTCGGACTGGTCGAAGGTGACGTCCGCCATGAGCCGGTCGCCGTCGACGAACACGTCGGCGCGACCGATCGGGGGACGCTGTCCGGAGTAGTCGTGCGCCCAGAGGACGACCGGGTTCCGGCGGTAGTTGTCGAGGTCCCAGGCGTTCATGCCGATCTCGAGCCCGTCGCGGGCGACGCCCTCGGTCGAAGCGACGAACCGGATCGGCGTCCCCTCGCTCTCGGGGGTCTCCGCGCGGGAGATCACACCACGGATGTACTTCACTCTTGCCTCCCGTCGTCCCGCTTCCGGCGGGGAACGACTGTGCGGTCGAGACCGAGGTAGGTCTCGATCGCCCCTAAACAGATTAGCATAGCCTGTCTAATGGCCAAAAGGAGGACGCGTTCACGGTCGCCCATGACCTAGGAGCCCGCCTGCATCGCCGCCCACTCGGTGTCGCTGATCGGGACCATCGTGCACCGGCAGTTGACGACGTTCCGCGCGCTCGGGAAGTCGCCGGGGTACATCCCCTGCTCCCCGCCGACGGTGAAGGGGTCATCCATCGCGACCGCCTGATCGTGCGCGGCGACGTGATCGGGTCGCGTGCGGTCGTCGATCGCGGACAGCCACCGCTTCCCGCCGACGACGCCGGACTGTCGCCAGCCCTCCTCCTGCCCACCGTTGACGGCGGTGCCGACCTCGGTCCGCGCGATCGCCTCCGCACTCGACCGGATGCGGTCGCCCATGATCGTGTTGACGCGGTCGGCGGCTTTGAGGACGTCTTCGCCGGCGGCGATGCTCTCGCCGAGGGAGACCCGCAGCGCGTCCCACGTCGTCTGATTGACCTCTTCAGCGAAGCGTTGGATCTGCCGCTCCATGAAGCGGACGACGCGCGGGTCGAGGACGTCGAAGGCCATCCCGACGCCGGTCTGCGCGAGCCCGTCCTGTCCGGCGGCGGCGATGATGTCTCGGTAGATCGGTCGCATCACGACGCGGAACTCCCGAATCCACCGCGCGAGCTCGAACGGGTTCTCGGCTGCATCCTCGATCGTGCGCGCGCTGCGCTCGCTCTTGACGCGGGCGAGGACCGCCTGCCGTTGTCGGCGCATGAGGTCGGCGACGGCGTTCCCGAAGCGACGCTCCTCCGGCTCGAGGCGGCGGACCCACGCGGCGAACCGCTCGACGTGTTCGGGGTCGCCGTACTCGCGACCGGTGACGACGATCGTCCGCCCGGCTTCCTGTTCGCGCTCGATCTCGAGCTGCTTCCGCTCCGCCCAGGCGCGACCCGGGTCGCCGCCCCAGAGGTCCCACGCGACGCGACCGGGCGACGGGTAGCCGTCCTCCCCGTCGCTGAAGCCCTCGGCCTCCTTGTCGACCTCGTGGCGAGCGAAGAAGCTCTTCATCCGGAGGATCGTCTCCGGCGACACCCGCTCCCGGTTCGCAAGCTGGTTCGCGCGGGCGAGACCGACGGCGGTGCCGCCCGGTCGCCCGTCTTCCTTCCACGCGAGCGCGCGGCGGGCGACGGCGGCGATCTCTTCGGTCGGTCGCAGGTCCACGTCGGCGACAGCGCGGTGCGAGCGCGCGAGGTCGTCGAGGTCGTTCGGCGTGTCGTCTTCGTCGTCGATAGGCGTGTCGTCGATCGGCTGCTGGACCGGCTCCTGCGCTGTTGGGACCTCGCCGGACGTGACTGGCATTGATCCAGCAGGAACCCACCATGCGTCTCCCCACGACACCGGTTCGAGACCCTGCGACTGTCTGACCTCGTTGACAGTCAAGGTTCCGTTCGACAATGCCGTCGCAGCACTTACCGGCGGAACTGTGGAGGAGACTGGACCGAGGCCGCCACTCCCGGTCGGTGCCCACCAGGCGTCACCCCACGGCACCGGGTCGAGACCCTTCGACGCCCTCCACTCGTTGGGCAGCATAATTCCAGCGTCTAGCTTCTGGCGTTCGATCTCCCACTTGGCCGCCTCGGCCTCTTGCAGCACCGCGACGCCGGAGAGGTCGAACTCGACGACATCGGCGACGCCGGGGAAGAGCGGCAACAACTGCTCGGTGAGCTCGGTCGCGATGAAGCGCGCCTCCGGTTGGATCGTGTCCGTCCAGATCGCGAGCCGCGCATCCGCCTGGTTTGCGTAGGTGCGCTCGCCGCCGACAAGGTCGAGGGGGACGCCGTAGGCGCGGCAGATCTCCTCGAGCGACCACTTGAGCGAGCCGAGGTATTCGGCGTCCTTCGGCGTCACCGACAGCGGCTGGAACTTCGCCTCGAAGCGGAGGACGCCCCACCGGTGCGCTTTGTCCGCGCCCTTGAACCGGCGCGACATTGACTGCTCGAGCCCGCGCGCCTGCTCTTCGGTGAGCGTCTGCCCGTTCGCCGGTTGCACGACGCCGGCCAACTGCAAGCCGTTCCTGAACATCGCGGCGTTCGAGATCATCGCGGCCCGGCTGGTGTCGGCGGCGATCGCGGCGGAGGCGAGCGGCGACAGCCCGTCGAACTCGTCGAGCGGGTTCGGGTAGCGCAGCCAGATCACTTCGTCGCGCTCGAAGCGCATCGGCTCCTGGTCGCTCCCGATCTGGTAGAGGAAGTGCGAGACGTAGGCTTCCTTGTCCGGGACGACGGTGACGCGGTCCGGGCGAGCCCACCACATCTCCATCGGTCGCCCGCGTCGGTTCGTCCCCCGGTCGAGGAAGATGTACGCGGACCCCCAGAGGCAGAGGCTGAGCTCCGTCATCTCGACGAGACGCTGAAAGGTCCAGAACGGGTTGACCTTCGCGAGGAGCTCGACGAGCGGGCCGGCGGTCACCTTGTCGCGGCGACCGTCGGGACCGACGCGGTAGGCGACGATCGGCAGCGACGACAGGAGCGACGCGCGGATACGCGACGTCGTGTAGACCGCGTTGCTCGTCTGGATGTACGCGCCGTAGTCGGTCCGGCTCTCCGGCTCGAGACCGAAGCCCGCGAGGTAATTCGTGATGCCGGGATCGGGGACGGAGCCCGGACCGGTGACGAACGCTCGGGCGACGGTGTCGGCGTATCGACGCATGCGACTCACAGGAACAACCTCCCCGCTAGACTCGGCGCGCTAAGGTGCATCACCGCGTAGCGGAGAGCGTCGAGCGCGTGGTCGTGGTCCTTGATCGGCTTGTCCGACTCGGTGCGGGTGCCGTCAGGATACCGGTACGATTCGAACTCCCCGATGAGGTTCGCGCACGCCGGGTCTACGGTCAGGCCGTCGGCGATCGCGGTCGTGAGCCGACCGATGCCCTCGGTGATCGCGTGGTCGCCCGGGGTGACGTGATACCCCAGCCGTCGGAGCTCGAGGATGTAGCCCGCCGCGCTCGGGTCGATGACGACGGTTTCGGCGGCGACGGCGTCGATCGCCTCGCGGATCGCGGCGACGATCTCCGCGCTCGAGAGGTTGCGGCGGTAGACCTCGCGGGAGACGTGGACGCGATCGTCGCCCGCCTGGTGGACGGTGAGGATCGCGGTCGGGTTGCGGGTGCCGACGTCCACGGTGACGAGCGTGCGCCACCCGGTGACGTCGGTCGCGGCGACGTTCGCGACCCGGCTGAAGCCGGGGTAGACGAGCCCGTCGAACGCGACGAACTCCGCCTCGATCTCCTGCGCGGCGAACCGCCCGGAGTAGCCGAGCCCGGCGATGTAGTCCTCCGCGTCGATGTACGGGTTGTCGCGGGTCGTGGCGCGGTAGAGGACATGCTGCGGGGTCGGGTTCGCGACCCACTCGTCGTAGATGATGCGGCGACCCTTCGGCGTCGAGGTAACGAAGAGCGACGGGTTCGCGCCGTCGCGGATCGCGCCCTTGAGCGCAGACCAGATCGCGCGGTCGGTGACGTACTCGACCTCGTCGATCCACGCCCAGGCGTAGTTCGGACCGCGGACCCGGCTCTCGTTCTCGAGGGTGGCGAACCGGACCTCCGCCTCGATCGGCGCGGTGATCGTGACGACTCCCCGCTGCTGGTGAAGCTCGAATCGATACCGCTGCGCGCGCAGTCGCTCGAGGAAGGCGCGCTTCGCCCCGAACTCGAGCATCGGGAAGTCCGGCGCGGCGATGAGCCCGAGCCGGCCCGGGTTGAGGGTCAGGAGCCGGAGCGCGCGGACGGCCCCGCCGTAGGTCTTCCCGGAGTTGCGACCGGCGACGAAGGCGACGTTCCGGTGGTCATCGAGGATGAACCGACGCTGCGACGGGTAGAACGTCTCCGCGCGCGGTTCGGCGAGGGCGACCACCTACTCGCCGCCCTCGGTCGCGGCGATGATGAGCGGGATCGGGCGATCGTCGATGCTGCCGAGCTTCTGTTCGACCCGGCGGGGAGCGTTGAGACCATCGAGCTCGGCGAGGTCGGCGAGGGCCTTCTGACAGATCGCCGCCGCCTTCTCGTCACCGGACACCGCCTTGTGATAGTAGGCGGCGTAGATCGACTCGAGCCGATCGCGGTGCAGGTTGCGGTACTCCTCGGCGGGCTCGCGGAGCGTCTCGCGGAGCGCGGCGAGGACGGCCTTGTGGGCTCCGGATGCGTTCGCGTATCCGAGGGCTTCGGCGATCTCCTCGAACGTCCGCCCGGCCTTGCGCATGCGCAAGGCGTCCGCCTGCCTCTCGTTGGCGGTCATCCCCCTTGTACTTGCTTTAGGTATACCTCGTGGTCGGGACATTGATTCTCCGGCGACAACACTAAGCCGGGGTATAGTCCCCCTATTAGCAGTATACGCTAAACGTCAAGTCGGCAGAACCGGAGCGACCAGGCGCGAGACGTTCTCGCGTCGCAACGGAACGTCGAGGGGATCGGTATGACGAGAACAGGGGTGCGTTGGCTAGTCGATCGGCCAGCGATGGCTCGCGGTGAGATGACCAGTCGATCGGCAAGACGCGGACGGCGAAGACACGGTGTGGTTAGTCGGGCGAGGCGATGCGCGGTGAAATGCCGACGGCATGACCAGTCGCGAGCGGGGTCGAGGGATGGCACAGGACGGACAGAGTCGGCGTGTCGATAGTGTGAATCGGGACGGCGAGAGTAGTCGACGGGGATCGGTGGGGGCAGGCTTGGCCTGTCGGTCGGGGCGTGGTGGGTCAAGGGAAGGCATGTCGGCGGGGCTTGTCGTGGTAAGGGACGGGATGTCGCAAGGGGCGGCAAGGCACGGGATGTCGATCGGCGCGCAGGGGTAAGCGGACGGGATGGCATGTCGGCGGGCGAGGCTGGCGTTGGCTCGGCATGGCTAGTCGAGCGTGTCGTTCCGTTGGGCTGTGGATTGTCGAAGGCGAGGTTAGGACTCGTGTGGTCAAGGGCGGACCCGGCTTGTCGTTGTGTAGCGTGTGGTGATGGTGTCGTGTGGCCCTGGTCAGTCGTCAGAGACGTAGTGTGCGGGATTGTCTAGTCTGTTGCGGTGTTCTGTTTCGGCTGGGCTCGAGGGGTGTTGGGTTGTCGTTCGCGGCGATACGCCGTGAGTTGTCGGTCGCAGCGGAAGACGGCGGCGTGGGCTGGCATGTCGCGTGGTCAGGGATGGCTCGTGGGGGCTAGTCGGGTGTGACGTGACGGCGAGTATTGGCATGAGGTGGCTCGTCGTGCGCTCAGGGGTAGGGGCGGATCGTGAAGTCGTCATGTTTCGTCTAGGTGCGCTGTGACAAGTCGGCGGCGGTGACTCGGTCAGGATCGTGGTGTCGGCTTGTCCCGGTGCGGTTCGTCGAGGATCGTGTTGTCGGTGGTCGCGCAGAGACATGACAAGGCCAGGCCAGTCGGGAGTCCACCTGTCGCGACCGGACGATAGCGCAGGTCGTTGCGCTGACGCCTTCGCCATATCCGCCGGAAAGGATCGGCGTGACCCGGGAGGAGTACCGGGAGGCGTTGACGCTATCGTCCGGTCGCGACTGGTCGGCTCCGTGTGGGCACGACTTGCGTAGTCGCTCGCGATGGCATGTCGAGCATAGTCGATCGATCTGTGGCGCGCAGGTACGACAAGGTTGGTGTTGTCGATCGCCGGGATGCGGGCCGATGGTGCTGCGAGAGGGGTAGTCGCCAGCGTCGTGTCGGATCGTGACCGGGGGCGCGGGACGATGCCCGGCCCCCGGCAGATAACGCTAGAGGCGGTCGAACCCGACGACCTTGAACTGTCCGTGTGACTGCGAGCGGAGCGCGCCGAGGCCGCTATCCTGCAAGTAGAGGAGGATGTGCCGCCACTGGTCGCCGGTGATGCGCTCCTTTCCGTCGGCGGGGTCGATGATCGAGCGGATCACGAACGAGATCCGGGGGCGTTCGCAGTAGTCGTACTGGGTCAGGGTCGAGCGGCTGCCCTGCGGCCCGCTGACGACACCGTGCTGGGTCCAGGTGCCGTCCGGCTCCCGGCGACCGAGGTGCACCTTCTGCCCCTCGACGAAAACCCACTCGCTGATCGCGTTCTTTGCGCCCTTCTTCGTCTTCCCCCACCGGTCGCCGGCGTAGAGGACGGCGACGGCTTCCTTCACGCCGGACTTGATCTGCCGGGTCTCGATGAACAGTCCGTTCTCGTCGCGTTTGAACGTGTTCCCGTGACGCTCCGCCCCGACCTTTTCCGACGCGGCGATGATCTCGTCGAGGGTCGCCGTCTCCGGCGTCTCGACGCCGAGGTCGAGCAGGGTCTGCCGGACGATGCTCGCGAGCTCGGCGTCCGAATCAGGGCCGAGGCCCATCTTCGACCGGATCCACCCGGCGATCAGGTCTGGCTTCTGCGGGACGCCCCCCATGACCTTGTCGGTGAACTGGCAGTCGACGCGATAGCGGACGTACATCTTGTCGGTGTCGGTGTCGAAGATCCCGATGATCGGGGTCGCGTCGGTGATCGGGCGATCGCTGACGATGGTCATGTGATTCTCCTCTAAGACTTCGCGAGCTTGCCTACCTTGCCCGTCGAGTACGGTGCAAAATTCGTGTGAACGACTCCTCCCTTCATCGCTTCCAGTCGATCATGTGACCGCTTGATCACACGAGTGGCGAGCATCGCCAGTTGTGTCTCGTCGAGGACCTCTCCGGCGACCTGGCCGGGAGAGAGGCGGTCGGCGATCTCGCGGCAGAGCATGGCCCGCCGCTTCGCCTGCACGGATTCGGACTCGCGGTACTCGGCGGCGACGATGAGCTCCTCGCGGGTCATCGACAGGATCGGGACGTCGATGCCCTCGATCGGGTGCCGCTCGAAGAACCGGGCCACCGGGTTGTCGTTGTCGTCTTTCGCGTTGCGGATGTTCTCGATGATCTTCGCCCGCCTGCGGGACGACATGACCGAGACCATGTGCTCGGCCTGCTCCCGCTTCCGTTCATAGGTGTCGGAGACCTCGACCTTGCCGTTGATCGCTTCGAGGGCGAGGTAGCGCAGCGACTCGCGGACGAACGCCTCGAGGAGCGCGGGAGACTGTGCGTACTTTTGAATCGCGATCGCCACGAGCTCGTCGGGGTCGCGCTGCGCGCCGTCGTGCTGGGTCTTCGCCCACCGGACGAACGCGTCGATGGCCGGGAAGTCCTTCGCGTGCATCTTTAGTCCTCCCGTGTCAGGGTGAACACGGTCACCCCTCGTTTCGTCGAGGTGTCGCTGTTGACGCCACGAACGTGCATCCGCCTGTCGTCGATGCCGAGGCCGTCGGCGATGCCGTCGATCGCGGCCTTGCAGCGGGCGAGGATGTTGTCCTCGTCGCGGCTCCCACCACGCTTCCAGTGTACGGTGACCGTGTAGCCGATGCCGGAGCCCGCGATCAGAGACGCGCGTTCGGAGGCGGTCGTCGACGAGAGAACGGCGGCCCTGGCGGCGTCCCGGAGCTCTGCTGCCGCCTTCGCCTTCGGTGCCCAGTGCGTGCGAGCGTTCGGCGACAGGGCATGCGACGGGGTCATCGGGATCTCGATGATCATCGCCGGGTCACCGCGCCCTGGAACTCGGCGAGCACGGCAACGAGCTCGTCGAGGAGATCGGGCTCGAGGAGGATCTGCATCCGGTCTTCCGGACTCTCGGCGAGCCGCGGCCCGGCCTTGCGGATGCGGAGCATCACGTAGTACTCGAGCAGGTCGGCGGAGATCGTCACCGGCCCCACGGTCGCCTCGGAGGCGATCAGGTTACCGTTGTCGTCGGTGTGAAAGTCCATCGGCTACTCCTCTTCGACTTCATGGACGACGACGCCGGCGTCCTCGAGCGTGTCGCGAACGATGTCCCAGCCATCCGGAATCGACGCCGACGGGAATGTCACACTGTAGATGCCTGCGGCGATGATGAGCAGCGCGCAGGTCGGACACGGTGCCTGCGTGACGTAGAGATCGCGACCGGCGACAGCCCACCCGATGCGGGCGGCCTTGACGATCAGCGCAGCCTCGGCGTGAAGGTGCCGGGCATGGTCGCGACCGGTTCCGGCGACGCCCTTCTCGACGAACTCGCAGCCGACCAGGCGGCACGGCTCGACCTCGATCGGGGTACCGTTCGCGGTGGCGAGGAGCACCTCGCCGTCCTCGACGAATGCGGCGGCGACAGCGGCGGCTGGGCAGGACTGCTCCTCGATAGCGAAGCGTCGCAGAACCGCGAGCGTCTCGCTGCTACTCGGCATCGTCGACCTCCTCGGTGAGCATCTCGACGGCGGAGAACCACCTGGACTCGCCGGCGATCGGGCCGCAGTCTAGGCGGACGAGGTAGCGGGTCGGCATCTTCGTCTTGGCCTCGTAGGTGATCTCGCCACGGTGGCCGGCGTACTTCGCCGTCTCCTCGACGGTCCACGCTTTCGCCCGAACGATGACCACGCGGTCACCGATAGCCGGTGTAATTTCTTTCATAGTCAATGTCTCCTCCTTTCGTTTCTAGATCGTATTGCGAAGCGCACGAGATGCAATACAGAGATGTCTTTATTGTGTATCTATCGTAAACATTGATTCTTCCAAAGATTGTTTCATCTTCTCCGATTTTGACGTAATCATAGATTGTGATGTCTTCTCCATAAGATGAGTATTCGTATGCTTCAAGAATGCACTCGCATTCTCTACAAAAGAAAAGCGGATGCTCGCCTCTATGGTGATAGAACGATTTTGTCGTCCATAGTTCTTGAGATGGATCGATTGATCTCGTCGATCCCACTGTCCATCCCTTTCCCCTTCTCGTATACTTGATCCGGTTCGTTCTAATCGGCACTGGGTTAGTTCCGCCGATACCGCCCTTCCCTACAAATGAAACCAACAACAATGTGTTGCCATACTTGTCTTTTGTCTCTCCGTGAATAATCCCTGCACCGAATGTCGGATGAAAGAAACCGTCCATCTCCTCGTCGACCCGACAGTCGAATAGCTTTTGTCCGACCACGATCGACGGCGTCGGGGCGTTCCACTGCGGGAACGCTTCACGAACTCGCTTGATTGCCTCGTCCCATCGTGGGTGATTGTGTGGACGTTCTGTGGATATGATCTCGCCGATGCGGCCATCTGGTTCGACCAGTCGGTGAGCATACATACCAGGGCGGCCAGCGAGGACGAGAACCTGCTTCCCGGTCGCGCCGGCGAGGGCGATCTGCTTTGCGTAGTCGTCGGGCAAGCTGCCCTTGACCTCGACGAAGACATCGAGGGTGAAAGAGAAAAAGTCGGGGATGTAGTAGAGGCCGGGGATACGGTTCTTACCACTGGTCGGCTCGGGTTCGAGCTCCCAGCCGAGCGTGTCGCCGACGATCCTCCACATCGCCTCGGTGATCGAGCGATACACGATGCCGTTCAATTCGACGGCAACCCCGGGGATCGCCCTTCTCTCGTCGATGGTCATGCGCTCCCCTCTCAGACTAGCAGCCTACGCTCAGATCTTCCCGGAGTAGGTCTGCGCCTTCGCCACCGACGCCTCGGCGATCGCGATGTCCGCTGCTTTGCTGATCGCCCTGGCGAGGTCCCGAGCGTCCTCTGTCGAGAAGGCGAGCATCGTCACGGCGTTGCGCTTTTCGTCGATCCGCTTCGAGATGTACACGACGACTTCGCCGTTGCGGAATCCCGGCGAGTAGACCGAGACGTTGTAGCCTTCGCGCGAGGTGAACCGCCACCGCATCCGGTCGCCATCGGGTCCCCACGCTTCCCGTAGTCGATTCTCTGCCTCTTCGAGCTGAGTCGTCATGCACTCCCCTCTCAGAATGGACACTCGTCGGTCAGGATCTCGACGACGTCCGCCCACTGTCGGTCGAAGTCTCCCGGCTGGTCGCCTGTCGTCTGCCGGTAGTCGACGCCGAGCAGGTCGTACACCTTTTTCTTCGCCTGCGGCGATAACTGCATCGCCTGCACCCGTGCCGCTCTGGCGTTTTGGTAATACCTCTCCTGGGCACTAGCGAACGCTAGTTCCAACTCTCTCGTCTTCACTTCTCGTTCATCGTAGCGGGGGTGGTCTACGTTGTCAATACACCACTGCCGCCTAGCGTCGAGTTTATCGGCGTTCCACTTGATGAACTGTAGTAGCGGGATCGTTGCCTCGACCAGCCGCTGGATATCGGCGATCCGGTCGCGCTCGGTCTTGATCGTGATCGCCGCCTGCGGTGTGCCGACGGACAGCACCAGCCCTCGCCGGGTCGTCACTGCGCTCCCCTTTCCCGTATGCGGTACAGGCCCTGGTACACGTCCGTCGCGACGGCGATCGCTTCGCTGAGGACCTCGTAGCGCGTCAGGCGAGCATGCCAGAGCCGTTCCTCGTCGGTGACCGGGACACCGTCGCCCAGGTCGCCGAGATTGTCGGCTTCGACCCAGAGCCACTCCGCCCACCGCTCACGGGTCGCCTGGATCTTGTCTCGCATCGGCAGATACTTCCGACGGCGACGGGCTTCGCGTGCGCCTTCGTTCGCAACGTCGGCGAGATCCTGCGCGAGCTCGACGAATGCCCACCCGTCGGGCTCTGTTTTCAGCTTCTCGACGAGGTCGGGGGCGATCATCGTGTCCATACGGCCTCCTCATGCTTGCAGTGCTTGACATGTTTGAAAACGTGTCAAGCGCTTTTCGTCCGGATATATCCGCAGTTTTTGGGGGGTGCTTGACGTTTGACAGTTTTTTTCAGTTCTAGCGCATACGTGTAAAACGTCAAGCACCGCAAGCCTAGACGCTACTCGTCATCCGGCAACCCGAGCAGTGTGCCGGCGACGACGACCATGTCGTTTCTGATCAGGCTGTCGAGAGCGCGGGCGAACTCGATCGAGGTCCACATCCGGCTTCCGCACTGTCCTTGCAGGGCTCGCCGCGTCATCGGCCCGCGCGTCTCGAGGACGTCGAGGATGCGTCGCTCGAGTTTGTGCATCACGCTGACGCCCCATACTCGCATCATGCGACGGACGTTCTCCCATGACCACTCGACGAGGGTGATCGCCGCCTCGAGATGTGGCCGGTCGAGATGTCGCGCACCGTCGGTGATCGCGTACACGGTGGCAATCTTGAGTCCGATCACCTGGTGGCGTTCGCGCATGCTCGCCTCGGCTTCGTCGTGTCCCTTCGACCGGTTGATTCGGTCGTACCACTCTTTGTTGAGCTGCTCGGCCTCTGGCGTCATCGGCATCTTGTACGCGGACCCGAATGCCTCATAGGTCGCGATCGTGCGTCTCAGGGCCTCGTAGAGCCTGACGGCATCGTCGTCGTCGAGGGCCCCCTCGCGTGCGAGCTTGCCGTTCAGGCCGCCGACACCGGGGAGGTAGAGCCACCGGTTCGCGAACCCCGAAAATATGTCCTCGTCCCTGATCATATCGGCGAACCGCCCTGGCTGGCCGGCGGCGATGACCGACACGAACGGTGCCACCGCCCGCGATCCCTTGTCTGCTCTCGCCCGGATGCTGTTCACCTCGAGGACAGGCGGCGTGTCCCAGGACTCGAGCAACGTGTCGAGGACGCCGCCCGCTCCCTTGCGCTGCGCGATCGACAATAGTTTGTTGATCTCCGAGATATAGACGAGCTGGTTCGGCTGTTCGCTGAGCATCGCGATGAGCCCCTCGCCGGAGATCACGTTGCGCGCGAGGTTGTAGAACGGGCTCTCCGCTGTTCGTCTAACCCGTTCACGAATGCCAGGGAGCGAGATCGCCCGCTTGATCGCGGTGTCTTTTTTCGAGCTACCGGACAGCCCGAGCAGAAGGACGAATTGATTTACGAATAGCCCGTCGCCGAAGTCGAGGGAGACCTTACGACCGACCATCGCGCCGACCGTCGCGAGGGCGGAGCCGAGGTGGAACTGTTCCGCCGCCTCGGTCGTCGGGACGGCGATATCACGGTACTCGCGAAACCATCCGTACCAGGCGTCCTCGGGAAACGGCGTGACTGAAAACGACGACTCGAACCGCTCCACCGGGTCGACCTTCGTCGATGACGCGATCCGCGTCCCGACCCGAAGCTTGACCGCCTGCGACTGCCGGACCTCGTCGAAGGTCTTGTCGACCAGGTCGGCGACCGCCGCCGGCACGATATCGCGTAGCCGCATCCACCCGCTGATCGTCGACCCGCCGAGGTGCAGGCGATACGTCCGCTTCACAGTCTTGATTCTGCTGTCGATCTCATTGTCGGCGGCATCGACGCACATCCGCTCCACGAGCGCGAGGCATGATTCCTCGGTGACGCCCGCCTTCGCGGCCTCACCGGCGACGGCGACGGCGAGACTGTTGCGATCGCCCTCGACCCACAGCGGCATGAGGGCCGTCGCGATCCTGTCTGCCTGCGCTTCCTGGAGATCTTTGTCGGTGGCGTTCGGAACGATGCGAAGGTCGGGCTTCCGTCGCGACTGGGCGACTCCGGCGATCGCCACCAGCTGCTCGACCGTGAGCGCGCCGTCGTTCGACCGCAGGAGCCGGACCGGACGCGCGTTGACGCCCTTGAGGTTGAGCGTGCCGGGGACGCGGATCAGGCGGGTCCCGGCGTCGGTGACGGCGGGGTCGGCGAGCCGCATGCCCGCCTCGGTGTTGACCCGCGCGACGATAGCCTTGTATGCCTCTACGATGGCTGGTAGCGCGTCCGGGGACGCATCCGCGATGCGGACTACCGCGACGAGTCCGTGGCCCGTGTGCGCGAGGATGTGAATCGGCAGCCCGACTCGACCGAGCACATCGTCGACGGCCCGGACGTGCGACTCTTCGTACGACAGGATCTCGCCGTCGTCCCACCCGTACACATCGTCGGCGGGTTCGTCGAGGAGGTCGGCGAGGTCGAAGTCGAACGAGAGGAGCCGGGCCGATACCAGGTTGTCGCGGGTGCGACCGCTGCCACGCTGCACGCTGCCGGGACGGTATCCGCCGCCAGCGATGTACCACTGTGACGACTCGACGAGCGGTCGGTCGGGATTCGCGCTCACCGGATAATGCTTGAACGCTCCGCCCGTCGCTTCGACGACGACCAGGTCCTCGCCGTCACGGACATCGAGACCGAACGCCGCTACGGCGTCGCGCACGGTTGCCACTGCATCCTCCTCTGTCGATCCTCTCGCCTATGCCGCGCCCGACCGGAGCCGGGCGCGGGGTAGGGGAGACGATACTACGCCTCGTCGTCCCAGGCGGGCGACGCCTTCGCCTTCGCCTTCGCCTTCGACGCACGACAGCTGACGTACTTCGTGATCACGTTGCCGAGACTGTTTACCTCGCCGTTCGTGTTGAGGACCAGGCGAGAGCCGATGAGCCCGTCGAGGTCGAGCTCCTCGCCGGCCTTGAGGTCGCGACCGAGTGCAGCCTCGATGACCTCGCGAAGCTTCGCCTTCGGCCCGGCCTTGAACCCGAACATGCACGAGAACTGCCCGCCCGCCTGATCGTGGCCGTCGCCGACCTCGAACAGCAACCGGATCATGATCGAGGTCCCCCACTTTTCGGAAGTGAGCTCGAACGGATCGGAGTAGCCGGCGATCGTCACCGGCTTCTCGCCATCCTCGACCTCGTCGATCATCTGCTCGCGGGTGTAGGTCACGGCCTCGATGCCGGCCTTCGTGCGAACGTTGAACGTGTTGGCACCGGCACCGCCGGTCGCGCTGATCGTGAGTCCCATCGTTTTCTCCATACTGTCGATACGCTGCCGTTTACGTTGACGTCGACGCTCTCGCTCTCCTCATGCTCCCCGGTCCCATCGCGGGAACCATCGCGCTATCTCGAACCACCGCAACCGCCGACGTGGTCGGTGCGCATAGAGGTGGTCGGCGAGGTCGTTCCGATAGAGCCGACCACCTCCAGTCATGTCAGTACCCGGTGAGACGACCGGCGGATATCATCGCCGAGCGCGCGAACCAGGTGGCTCCGCGGCTCCCGATGGCCCGCACCCAGTCGCCCTCGATGTGCGCGGTCGTGAACTCGAACGGCTCGGCCCCGTTGGTGCGCAGCCAGTAACGGACGCCGGTCGGCTGCTGCCCGTCCTCGATCGCCGCGCCGTTCTCGACGGCGTTTCGGATCGGCTCCGGCCACACGTCGGAACAGTGCAGACAGAACTGTCCGTCCCAGCGATCCCCGTCCCAGGCGTCGCTGCTACCGCAGCCGAGGCACTTACCAGAGGTGCTCATCGTCGATCTCCTCTACGCCTGCCGGCGCGTTTCGAAGCGGGTGACGAGGTGCGGGTCGACTTTCGAGTAGGCGTCGATGTACGCGAACTTCGCAAGCATCGCCTCGCGCTCGAGCTCCTGCCAGCGGCGACGCGCGGCCTCGACGTCGTCGTGGAGCGCGCTCTGCTTCTCATGCCACCGGACGCGGCGGTCGAACTCGGCGTCGGTCATGAGGCCGATGGTCGCATCGACCTCGGGCTGGTCGTCGCCCATGATCGGCATCGGCACCGGCTTCGAGAAGATGCGGATGAACTGGGTCGCGAACTTGTCGATCATCGTCGGCTCCTCGGTGGTCTAGGCCGGGCGACGTTGCCGCCGCCCGGCTGCAATCGGTCAGACGAGAGCGTAGAACCCGAACGTCCAGGCGGCTTCCTCGGGGGTGCCGTTGGCCATCCGCTCGACAGTCGACTCGAGGTCGTGGGCGCCGAGGGAGAGCAGGCCGCGGACGATGCGCTTCTGCGCGAGCTCGCTGGCGAGCGAGCGGCTGTAGCCCTCGCCGTCGATGTCGACCATGATCGCGTGGGCGATCCGTCCGATGTCGATGCCGTCCATCAGGTTCTCGACAAAGGCGACCATCTTCATGCGCTCGCCGGCCTTGGCGATCATCGTCATCGTGATCTGCTCATCGGTGAGGTACGTCGCGGTCATCGTGTTCGATCCCTTCCAGTTGTGCGAGGTACCGATCGAGGGCCTCGCGTACGAACCATGAGGCGGGCCGTCCCGTCTCGTTCCGTAGTCGTTCCAGCGTCTGGATCTGTCCGCGCCGGATAGTCGCCGTATAGGGTTGCGTGTAGTCGCGTTCGTCGGTGATCGTCTTCGGCCAGGCCATCGGGCTATCTCCCGTTCGTGTGTGCCATCCGCGCTCCTTCGCTTGCCGCTGTCGTCGTCGGTCCGTCCCGACACCACGGATAGTATACGATGCCGGGACGGACGTCAAGCCACGCCGCTAGGCGATCCCGAGCCGACGGCGGCGACCGAGCTCGCGGCGGATCATCGTCGCCTTGCGCTTGCGCGCCTGGTGGTCGTGCATCACGCCGAGGCGAGCCTCCTCGCAGAGCCAGCCGGTGAACTCGGGGTCGTTCCAGGCGGCGACGTCGTCGGCGATGCTGCGGTCGATGTCGGCGAGGCTGGTCATCAGGTAGGCGGTCGAGAGCTTTTCGAGGGACGGGTACGTTGCGTTCTGCGTCTTCACGGGTGCGCTCCTCGGGTGTGAGCCCGGCGGCGATCGCCGCCGGGCGCGTGGTTGATCAGGCGTTGTCGCGCTCGAAGGTCTCGACGACCCGGACGACGGTGTAGCCGGGCCAGAGATCGCCGCCGAGCGTGACCTCGACGACGCGGTAGTCGGCGTCCGCCCAGTCGCCGCCTTGCGACCGAAGGTCGTGAACCACGGTCTCGGCTTCGTCGGCGGTCGCCCAGGTGCAGTCGTCGAGAGAGGTGGTGCAGATCCCGTCGTATGCCCAGCCCTGGGCGTCGCGCGTCTCGATCACGTAGGTCGTCATCTCGCTGGTCCTTTCGCTTTCGTTGCCGCTGTCGGTGCGTCCCGACACACGGATAGTATACGATACCGTGACGGGCGTCAAGCCCCTGCGATCGGAATCGTGATTGATCACGGATATGCAAAGAAACGGCCCGGGGGTCCGATCACCCCGAGGCCGTTTCTTTGTCCTCACGCGTCGCGGCGGTGTCCGCGCTCACACCCGAAGGGAGACGGCTACAGTCTACCAAAAGCGAACGGCCCGGGGGCGCATCCCCGGGCCGTTCGCTTTTTTTGACACCCGCCATACCAACCGCTTCGCAATCGGCATGACGACGGCTCGCTTGCAATCTACTTGAGGGCCGCGCGCCCCGTCAAGCCTTCGAGCGCGTTCTGCGCGAACGAAATCACAGCGATGATGCCAGCCCATGCCGCCGCCATCGCCGCGCGCTTGAGGACATCGACGTCGGGGAGACTGTCGGGTCCGACCATCCCGCTCGTCGAGATCGCAAGGAACACGCCCAGGAACGCCTGCAAGAACGTCCGGATACCACGAATCAACGGATCACGCATCGCCACGCTAGGAACCTCCCGGGGCTTCTCAGGCCCTACTAAACGCGACACGGACGTCCGTGTCGGTGCACCGGATACGCGACCCGCGAGGGGTCACCCACCACCACTCGCCCGCCGTCCCCTGCACCGCCCACGCCACCGCGAAGCCCTCGCCGCCGGGCTTCGCCGGGGCCCGGGTCTCGCGACTGGTGACGTCGGCGTACTCCCGGAACCGCGCACCCTCGCCGGCCCGGACCTCGCGAGCGCATGCGTAGAATCGCGCACCCCCGAGGTCGGCGTCCTTCCCGGCTTCGGCGGGGAACGGTCCCGGATCGACGTAGACCGGAGCGGGCGGGACGACGGGGACGCCGTACCGCTCCCGAACCGCGCGCAGCGCAGCCGCCGCGCACTTGTCGTAGAAGCCGGGGGAGTCGATGATCTTCAGGTCGGCGGTCTGAGTCAGACACCCGTGCTCGACCACGAGACGTGGCGATCGCGCGCGCACTGCGGCGGTGTAGGCCATCATGCCGAGCCGCCACCCCTGCCCACCGACGCCGGTCACGCGCTCGCTCATCACGCCGGGCTCGGTCGTCGATCGCAGTGGGAGCCCGGTCGCTTCGCCGATGTACCTCGACACCAGCCGGGCGAGCGCGACGTCGTCGCCGTTCCTCGCCCAGGTGTCGTCGATCGGCGCGCCACCCGACACCGCCGTCCGGAGGCCGGTGACGTCGGGGACGATCGAGAAAACGCCGCGCGGTCCGCCGCCCTCGAAGTGAAGGTCGAACAGAATCGACGGCCCGCCGATCGACGACATGAGCCGACCGACGCCGCGACCGACGCCGTCGAGGCCACCGGGCGACTGGTCGGGTCGGGTGTCGCCGTCCATCGACTGCCAGTAGTAGACCGTGAACCCGGCGGCCTCGAAGGCACGCTTATACGCCTGCGCGAGCAGAGGCGTGCGCGCCTTCTCCGCAGGGTTGCCGGTGTCGGCGTCGGACCGATGTCCCGCCGTGAGGACGATCGCGGGTAGCGGTTGCGGTGTGCTCATCCATCCCTCCCGGGGCCACTCGTCGAGCAGCCACTCCACGACGCGGACGTACCCCGCCTCGTCGTTGTCGTCTGACGACGGCGCGAACACCGACACGAGGTCGGCGACCGTCACCGTCCTAGCATACGCATAGTTGGGGTCGGTGAGGCGGTCGCGCCACTCTGCGACCCCCGCCGCCCAGGTCGGGAACGTCTGAAAGCCGGAGCCGCCGCGCGGGCGGAGATTGTGGACGTTGCGATTGTCGGCGGTGTTCCGGCGGTAGGATGTCCCGTAGCGCGACTCGTGAAAAGCCATCGCGAGGGCGAGCGCGGAATGCGGTCGCGCGGCTTCCCACGTCGCCGTCGGCTCGGCAGCGAGCGGCGACCCGAACGTCGCTAGCTCGTGCCGCCACGTGTCGAGGGGAACGTCGCCGTATCGTCGCCAGTCACTCACCGGTGTCCTCCTCGGCAACGCTGCGATTTACATGCGGGGCTACGTCTTCGCGGTAGACCCGACGCCGCCACCGCTCGCGCTCCTCGTCGGTCTCCGGGACCTCGCCGAGGCCGCGACAGCGCACACACCAGATCCCGTAGCGGTAGACGTGAACGGCCCCGCGCTCGATCGCGATCCGCCACCCCGAGCCCCCGCACACCTCACACGTCTGCACGGCGCGAGTCCCGCATGAGGAGCTCGATGAGCTGCGACCGGGTCGCCTCGAGCTCCGATCGCAGCGCGGCTTGCTCCTCCATCATCCGCGCCTCGAGGGCTTCGTACCGCGACTGCAGCCGGTCGTACTGTTCGCCGAGCGACTTCATCTCCCGACCGGTGACGAAGTAGCCTTTGTGCGCCGCCCAGATCAGCACGAGCGGGAGCCCGACGAGGTTGAGGGCCGAGATGATCGTGTCCATATCCGCAGGGGTCATGCGCCTTCACTCCGTTGTGTTCGCGCTGAAGGATCGGCGCATGCTGCTAGCCTACTCGACGATGTACTCGATGTAGCCACCCATCACCGTCGCCTGCTGCCCGGTTGTGGTTGTGGAGTAGTCAAGCGCGATGTTCCACGCCGTCGCCGCCGATGCGATCGTAACCGGGTTCGCCGACAGCTCGATGCGGTTGACCGCGACATCGCCCTCGGCGTCGGCGTTGTTGACCGCTTGGGCGCGGCCGATCCCGGTCGCGGTCGTGGTCGTGAGGACGTTCGCCTCGAACTCGCAGTAGAACGAGTTAGCGACACTGTTGGTCTGAGCAGACAGCGCGGGGATCGCGATGATGACGACGTCGGTCGTCCCCTGGCGGAAGGTGATCGTGAGCGTCGCCGCGCCGGAGGTGTTGCCGTAGAAGCCCCACACCTTGCCGCGAACGACCGACCCCGCGGTGAGCGCATACGACCCGCCGGTGATCACGGTCGTCTCGGTCGTGCTCGCGAAGGTGGTCGTCGTCGTGCGCGCGGCGTCAAGGAGCGGAACCGGCTCGCCAGTTTGCTGGTAGAGATTTGTGCCAACGTTTAGGGTTCCGGCCGTTGTCATCGTATCGGTTGTGGCATCGCCAGAGGTGATGTTGCCGTTCACCACGAGGCTGCCGCCAACCGTCGTTGTTTGGCCTGATTGAGAGATTGTCACCGGCACCGCAGACGCCGCGCCAAGCTTTAGGAAACCCGTGGTTGCGTCAATTGCGAGTCCCGGCCCGCCTGTTTGCACAATGCGCGCGCCGGACGTGTTGTTGGCCTTTGCTTGGTAGCAGGTTAGATAACCGTAACTGCCGGTGCTTGCCGTGTCTACGGTAAATTGAAACGCCTCGCCCGCTGCCTCGTTCGCCGGAATGATCTTGACGTCGCGGTGCGCAAATATCCGAAAATCCGGAAACGAACCGGCAGCGGAAAACGAACGGAAGTCCACGGTCCCGCCCGCGTCCACCTTGAACTCGGCCGCGAGAGACGCGCCGCGGTAGAGCTGAAAGCCACCGAGCGACCCGGAGCCGAGGCTGTTGTCGGTGTTCAGGCGGAACACCGGGCGCGGCGTCGTCGAATCGTAGGTGGCGACCACGTTCCCGGTGACCGACGGGTCGCGCGAGATCGCGATCGTCGGGTTGCCGGAGACGCCGTCGCCGTTGGTTACCGTGATCTGGTTCGTCGTGCCGGTGACCGTGCGAGCGGCGAACGTCGGGGTCGTCGCCGTCTGCGCGACGATGCCGTTGGAGCCGAGTGCGGTGAACGTTCCGGTCGGTCCCGTGGGACCCGTTGCGCCGGTCGCTCCCGCCGCACCGTTCGCGCCTGCAGGTCCCGTCGGTCCGGTCGGTCCCGTCGCTCCGGCACCGCCGCCCGTGAGCGTGCCGGTGACGGTGAGATCCTGCACCGTGAGATCGAGGTCGGTGATCGCCCCACGCTGAAGCCGCCCGACGACGACCGGCTTCCCGTTGAGGGCGATGCAGACGACCTCGTCGTCGACTTGCAGCGTGAACCCGGCGACGCGCGCGTATTCTTCGCTGTCGTTCGCGCTCGCACCGACGCGGCGGATCGTGACGACGCCGGTGCCGACCGCCTTGACGACGGCGCGGAACGGCGCGTACCGCTCGACCCGCTTGTCGATCAGCTTCTCGATCCTCTGATTGAGCGCGTCGAGACTCGTCACAGCACACCCCCCGACGCCGTCGTCACGCGGTTGAGCTCCAGATCGTAGTAGCACGACGCCGGGGTGAGACCGAGAGCCCAGCGGCGAACCCACCATCGCCCGTTGAGCGCGGCAAGCTCACCCGACAGCGCAAGATCGACGACCTCGTGGACGCTGAAGTCCTTGTCGGGGAACACCCGGACTGTCGCCGTCTGGTAGTAGGTCCGGGCCTCGCGCAGGAGCCGGGCCGCGAGCGCATCGACCTCGGTCTGGGTCTGGAGATCGCCGACCCGCTCGATGCGGGTGTACTCGAAGCCGACCGACACCGTCGATGTCGGCGACCCCGGGTCGTCGTTCCGCGCCACCGCGTAGAGCGACGCCTGGGCGGGATCGTCGCGGATGACTATGACCACGTTCACGAGCGTCTGGTCAGTGCTCTGAACGTCGATAGGCGCGAGGAGGTCGCCGTCCCCGATCGTCATCACCGGTTGCGCGTTCGCGAGGTCGATGTAGGGCTTGCTGGTGAGCTTCCCGTCGAGACGGGGGAACAGCGCGTACCAGCCGATAGAGCCGAGGAGGTCGTTGACCTTCTCGAGCCGCGTCGTGCCGATCGGGAAGGTGAGCGCCTTCGGCGTGGTCGCGCTCGTCGTCGGCAGCGAGTAGCGGGTGATCGACGCCTCGCCGATCGTCGCCTCGACCTCGGTGACAATGTTCGTCGAAGCGGGGACGTTGTCGACCGCCGTGTACGCCGACAGCGACAGGAGCCGCGTCAGGTCTTCGACCTCGAACGTCGCCTCGTGTCGCTCGAGGGTGCGGGTCGCCGGAGCCGTGCGCGTGGAGTAGAAGCCGATCGACTTCGTGATCGTCGGCGACCCGTCGTCATACTCGATCGTCAGCGTCGGCGCGAGGAAGTCGGTATAGGCGCGGATGCGATCGGGCTCGGTGATCGAGAAGTACCCGGACATCTTTCCCGACACGCGGTCGGTGTTCAGCTCGACGGAGCCCTCGGTAAGGAACCGGCTCAGATCCTCGAGCCGGTTCCCGTCGATGTCGGTCCTCCACAGCGTGGTCGAGATCGTCCGCGCCACTAGACCACCGCCTCGCTATAGGCTTCCTCGCGGATCGCCACCGACGCGCGCCACCAGGTCGGGACCTGATCGGTGAACGAGAGGTCGGCGATCCGTCCGAAGATCTTCCGCCCGTGGTTATCGCGATAGCAGACCGTGACGTTCGCGACGTCGAGGGTCTCGAGCTCGTCCTTCTTTTGCGTCGCCGTGCTGTAGTCGTCCGGATGCAGCATCGCCTCGAAGGCGATCGTCCGGTACCGCGTTGCGGAGCGGATCGTCTGCGGGTTCGAACCGTCGAGCGGCTGGTAGACCGTCTCGTCGATCACGCGCTGCTCGTCGCGTTCGGCGGTGTAGCGGAGCGCGGCCTGCGTCGTCGATGCCGCCGCGCCGACGGCGGTGAGCATGATCCCGCCGAAGGCGAGCTCGATGCTCGCCGACTCCCGGACCGACTCGATCTCCTCGCCGCTCGTGCTCGAGACCTGCGACACGGCGTACGTGTACTCGACGCCGCTCGCCGGGGTGTAGTCGGTGTAGGTCGTGGTCGTCTGCGCGCTGATCCGGGCGACGATGACCTCGGCAGTGTCCGGCCCGCTCTCTGCGGAGCGGCGGACGATGTACTCGACAAAGCTCGCGTCGCTCGACTGGTCCCACGAGAGCGACACCGCGGTCGCCCACGGGTTCGTGCCGACGGTCTTGATCGCCGACGCGACGACGTTCGTCAGCGTCGCCGGAGGGGTGAACGCGGCGGTGATGTCGACGATACCGGAGGAGCCGGTGAGCGGCGTCGTATCCTCGACCTCGACCACGAGATCGTAGGAGACGCCGTTCAGGATGTATCCCGACGGGATGTTGTGCGACGAGGTGCCGGAGACCGTCCACCCCGAATCGTAGAGCGCGGTCGTGCCGACGTCGGCGTAGAGCCGCACGCGGTACTGCGCCTGGTTCGTCGTCGTCCACGTCACCGTGAGCGCGGACGTCGTCACCGTCGAGCCGTCGGTCGGCGACGACATCGTCACCGTCGGACCGAGTGCGTAGACGAACGTGCCCTCGCTCGACCAGGTGCGCGACCCCGACGACGTCACGCCGCCGGAGTAGGTGGTCCCGTCGAACGCGGAGGCGTCCCACTTGTAGGTCGCGTAGGACGCGAGGTCGGTGCCGGTGGTCTGGTACTCCCACCGCGCGTTCCCCGTCGAGTAGGTCATCGCCCGCGTGAAGAGGACGGTGCCGCCGGAGCTCTTGATCCGTGCCGACACCTCGAGCCCGGTCGCGACCGTGTCGTCGGTGTCGGTCGCCTGACACGTGAGCAGCGGGTAGGACGTGTAGATCGTCGAGGTGCTGGGCGACAGGGAGGACGGGACCGACGGCGCGGCGTTGACGGTGAACGACCGGCGCGGCGTCGAGTAGTTCGACCAGTTGTTCGACGTGTCCCGGCCCCGGATCTCGTACTCGTAGGAGCCGCCCCACGTCAGCGACCCGAACGCCGACTCGGCGGCGGTGATCGTGAACAGGGTCCCCGGCGACGCCGAAGAGGTCACCGTCTTCGTGATCGTGCCGGAGTCCTTGAGGAGGACGCCGAGGCTGTCGTAGAGCTTGATCTGCACCGCGTTCGTCGAGGTGCCGGACTGGTGAGTCCACCGGCCCTGAAAGTCCGGGGTATCGTCTTCGGTCTTCCCGGTCGGGGTGCCGTCGGTCGTCACGTAGCCGAGGCTCGCCGGGGTGAACGCTGTCCACGCGGTGAAGTCGCCCGCCTCGTTGAACTCGTCGTAGAACCGGATGCGCCACTCGTAGGTCGTGCCACGGGTGAGCGTGGAGCCGCCGTAGGCGCGGGCGATCGCGTTGTTCGTTTGCTCGGTGCCGGTCGCCGTGTAGGTCGCGCTCCACCGGTCGGCGGTCGCGCTCCCCTGCGTCCGGACCTCGATCGCGTACTTCGTCATCCGGTCGCCGGTGTCGACCCCGTTCCCGGAGGTCGTGCCGTATGCGCCGTTCAGGTCCTCGAAGTTCGCGACGAACGTCGGCGCGGTGTCGTTGATCGTCCCCGACGGCGACAGGCTGGTCGCGACCTCCGGCTTGACGTTGAGGTATCCCTCCGCCCACACCGTCATGTGACCCTCTGTCGAGGCGGTGTAGGTGCCGAACGGCGCGGGGAGCGACGTCCCGGACTTGTTGTAGAACTGTTCGTTGGTGGCGGAGATCGACGCGGCGACGACCATCGAGTGGTCGGTGTTCGCCGTTGTCGAGAGGATCGCGATCGAGTACAGGCTGCCGGAGGCGAGCTTGATCGCGGTCTGTAGCGGCGACGAATCGGTCACCGACACCGACGCCGTCCGCGAGGTCATGCTCGTCGAGGTCACGGAGATCGACGACGTGTAGCCCAGGCGGGTCGAGGGGTTGTTGCTCGTCGTCCCGTAGAGGCCGAAGCGGACGGTCGAGTTCGTCGAGCCGCTCTTGCGAATCCACCCGCCGAGCGTGTGGACCCACACGTTCTGTGTCGCGCTGTTGAAGACGCACGCGCGGATCGCGGACGTCCCGATGATGCCGTAGGCGGCTTCGGCGGAAGCGGAGTATCTGCCGTAGCGGACAGTAGTGAGGGCCATTAGATCGCACCTCGCAGACCGAGCTCGCGGGAGAACGTCGCGTAGACCTCCTGCGCGACTGTCTTCGGGCTATCGACCCCGGTCACGTTGATGTTGATCGTCGCGTTGATCACCTGCGCGCCACCCATGCCGAGGGCCTGCGCGACAAAGCCTCCCTGTCCACCGCCACTACCGCCGCCGCCGGGGATCGTGCTCCCGCCGCCGATCGTCGGGATGTAGGGGATGTCCACGCCGGGGAGCCTGTTCGCGTTCTCGATCCACCCGTTCACGGTGCGGATGATGCCGTTGATCTTCGTGATGATGTAGTCGCCGATCC